CTGGTGCTGGATCACAAGCAGATCCGTTTGGTAGTGGTCTTGGTGCTGGTGTTGAGGGATCAATTCAAACATTTAGATTATGGACAAAACGAGATGAATTTGGTGCTAGGGATGATGGTGGAGCATATGTAAACCGTGGCATTGGTGATTGGGCATATCGTATTGCTGGTGGACCTGATACTGGAGATCCAAATGGTTATTGGACGAGTCCAGATGATACAATTACGAGAGAGGATGATTTGATTTATTCTGCTGATCAAACAGGACCACAAAATGGATCTGGAGCGAGGATACGATGGACAGCAACTCCATGGCCATCTATAAATGGTAATTTTCCATATGGAGATACAAGATATAAAGTTGATTTAATTCTTAGTTCTGGTCAAAATTATCAAGTTGGTGATAAACTTACTGTAGAATGGTGGAATAATCTTGACGGTACTGGTGATAGAATGTTTGAAGTTACTGCTGTCGGTCAAGCAGGGGAAGGAGGTGCTGCTACAAATATTCAAGTTACATTTACACAAAATGATATTTTTATGGACATGACTGATGGATTATTTGAGTTTACGAGTAGTTTTAAGAAACCAACTCCTATTGTTACTATGAGACCACAGAGACAAGTTCCTATTATCAACCCATTCCACAAGACTAAATATATCATTAAAGCATATTGAATTTTATGTCATCACTTCCTGATTATCGTCCCCTTGAATTGATGCTCGACCCAAAAATTACAAAGTTTGAGTTTGATGATTTTATTGGGGTCTGGCACAATTTTATGCCAAAACCACTATGTGATACTATCATCAACTATATGGACTCGATGATGGACATTGGTTGTCATTTAAATATTGTCGATAGTGAATATACTGAAGAAGCAATCCTACAGAAAGATAGTAAAGATATACTAGAAGATGAAACACCAGTTCATGAGTCGTATATGTATTACAATGGGAAAATGAATAGAGATGATAAGTCATTTTTGCTTAATTATGCAAATAGAGAACTTGTCACTCAAATCAATTCAGTTCTAAAATCCTGTGTTAGACACTATGTTAATAAGTATCAGGCATTAATAAGATCTGCTTTAATTTCTACAGACATCAAAGCACAAAAAACTCCTCCTGGTGGTGGATATCATTTATGGCATCATGAAAATGCTGATCTTGCACATGCGGCGAGAGAGTTGACATGGATGATTTATCTAAATGACATGCCAGAAGGTGAAGCAGAGACTGAGTTTTTGTATCAAAAAAGAAGAATTAGACCTACAGCAGGGACGATTGTTATTTGGCCAGGTGGTTTTACTCACACTCACAAAGGTAATACCGTGTTTACTCAGGATAAATATATTTTGACAGGATGGTACATTAAAGGTAAGTAACAACCATGGAAGCAAGAAAACTACTTCTAGAGATAGATTTTATTAATAATGCCATTTTACCACTACCAGACGGTGGTGTTGATTTTCTCGCTCCAGGCGCAAAAAAGTATAAAATGGATGAAACTTTGAAGAATAAGTTTCTAAATGAACAAGTACCCGAATTTTGGCACACTGATAAAGATAGAATAGAGTTTTTTCAATACTTTAGTGACGGTAATTATTTTTGCCAGAGATCTAAGAAAACTTATAATTTTGAAACAGAAACATATTTTTACAAATCATATCAGTACAAGGGAGGAACTACTGCTCAAGCAGAGGAGTTCTATCAATTATTACAAAGATTTTTCGAAGTAGTTGAAGAAGTTAAAGACTTAAAAGTTGAAGCAAAAGTAGAATCAATAGATCAAAATATTGTATTACTTGATCAGAGGTGGTATAAACTCAGGAGACAAAAGGAAGCATTGCTTCAAATGACTGATTGGAGAGTTCTCCCTGATGTCACAGAAAGTTATGATGGAGAAAGAGATAGATGGATTGCGTGGAGATCTTGGATTCGTGAGAATACTGTTCCTGCTCCAACAGATGAAAGATTTAATGGATCTGGATTAGAATATTTCAAGTATACTCATGAATTGTTATTTCCTTTAGATCCTAAAAATTATAGAAAATTATATCCAAATGATATGTTGGAAGATGGTGTAACACCAGCACCAGCATTCATGGATGAAAATGATACCCAACAATGGGTAAGACATGATTCTGAAGCATCATCAGATTTCATGAGAAGTAGAGAAGAAAATATCTATAATCTTTCTAAGCGTGGTGTTGTTAATAGAAAGAAAATCTCTCAAGAACTTATTGATCTAATGAGACTTCTAAGAGTAGATGAAGAGATACCAGTCAATTGGAGTAAATATCATACCGATGAATCTGAATTATGATCTGTGAGATTGATCTTTTAGATAATGAACAATTAGAATATATTACAAAGTATTTTAAGTATCTAAAATTCGAAGATGGTAAGAAGAGTAATCTTACTGTAGAAAAAGTATGTCAAACCGTGTTTGATGGTTCGGGTAATTATGACTTGAACATGTATTGTAGGGAGATCATACTTGATAAGATTTCATTTGTATCAAAAATATCACAGATATATTTTGTCAAGTATGATATTGGTGGTAAATATGATGATCATTATGATGCCAATCCATGTGGTGGTGTGAGACCAGATTATAGTATGACTTGTTTTTTGAGTGATAACTATGATGGTGGTGAATTAGTAATAACTAATGATGGTGAAGAGATACCAATAAAACTGCAAAAAGGGAAAGCGATTATATATCCAGGGGATTTACTTCATAGAGTAAATGAAGTAAAATCTGGGAGAAGAGATGTGTTTATAGTATGGATGGAAAAATGAAACCCATAAAAAGATATAATAATGTTTTTTCTTCTAATGTTGTGAAGAAAATACATGAAGACATGGCAGATAAGGGTTGGCAATTTGGTCATGGTTCTTATCCACCTGGAGATAAACGACGTGGTTATCCATTCTGGATGAAAGATTTAAGTGATGACTCTTTCTATACTGAACATCTTCTAAATATGATACAGGAGTTAACTCAGCGAGAATATAAACTATATCATGTGTATGCTAATGGGCATACATTTGGAACGCAGGGTAACTTTCATGTTGATTGGTATGACTCTAGTGAAAGAACATTTCTTTATTATGCTAATGAGAGGTGGATGCCAGAATGGGGTGGAAAAACTATATTCAATTTAAATAATCAATACGAATATTATGATCCATACCCCAACACAGCTATTTGTTTCCCTGGTGAAATATCTCATATGGCTGAAGGAGTATCGAGATTATTCACTGGTCTTCGTGTAACTATTGCCTGGAAATTGCTACTAAAATGAACACTAACTACGACTTATTCTACTTTGATAACTTTATAGAGAGATATGCTGCCTTGAAGGGCAAAGCAATTCTCTATTTAAGATCTTATGGGTGGAACAATAGCACAAATGTTGATGCTATTAATGCTTCATATGATGCTTATGAGAATATTCTTCCATTAGACATGTGGACTGCTCTTAAGCAATCTGAACATGTATTTTTAGAAATTGATGATATTCAGGATACTTTAAATTTTGTAGAATCATCGCTACCAGCAAGTCAAGCAACAACGACAACACCAGAAAATTATATTTACTGGTCACTGGTAAATAGTTCTGGGCAAATTATCGGAAATAACGAATAATGATATTTTCTGAAAATTACTTTACTGCTGATAGGTATGATCTCAACACAGAGACTAAGATCTCTACCATTGAGATGATGCCTAGGAGATTTACTTCTCTAGAAAATTCTAGGTATCTTCCTTCGTTGAGTGATATTCAAAAAGAAAAATTGAATTTATATTTTGACTTTGAACAAGTCAATACTACTGATCCTAATTACAATTGGATGCATGAATTGTATGTGGAACATAATGCTGGAGAGATTATTTCTTTCTTCGCAAGAAAAGAGATTAGATATAATACAATTAGCAACTATCACTTGTGGAATAAATTTATTGATGAAATAAAAGTACCAGAATTAAATAATTGTAAAAGTCATATTGAAAGAATGACTGATGTTACTGCTGAACCAGATACTTATATTACTGGTTTGGTTTATAATGAAGACATGTCATTATATTCTGTCCGAGTATGTGATAAAACATACAATCTTTCAGAATACAATGATAATGAATTTTTGAACAATATTAATGAAATACCAAGCAAAATGCATGATAACTTTAGAGGGGAAGTAGCATTTCGTCCTGACTCTAATGATATTAATTATCATTTAACGTCAAGATATGACCTTTGTGCTGATAGGAATTATCTTGGTAAAGGAATGGTGAAAATCTTTGATGATAGGAATTCAATGGTTGATATGTATTTGAACTTTTACTCTCAACCATATACTGACAATACTGATTTTCATATTATCACATCAGAACAAGCAGCATTTATTAGATCTGTTTGTACTGGTAATTCATACTTTACATTAGATTTTGATATTGATGAAACTGGAGTAGTAAATAATACAACATTTTTACACTTTAAAGTTGAAAAGTTTAAG